TTTATGGTAACAGGAAATGCACCTTTTAGTTTTACTGAATAGATAACCTTTTCAGACTGCTTATCAAGTTGTTCGATAACTACATCTTTTGTATAACCGCCTGTGTTACCGGTGCCGCTTCCGTATTTGTAACTTAATTCGTAAGTATCTTGACCGTAAATTTGCATTTGCCAGTCTTCAAAGAATTTTTTAACAGTGTAATTACCATCCAATAAGAACTGTAGATTTACATCATCAAAGATAAAGCCATAAGGCATTTTCTGTGTCAACATACCGATGGTGCGAGGATTGGTTGTAATCTGTCTACCAGGTAAATTGGTGGCTTGACAATAAACATCGCCTTGTCTAAAGTTGGGAATTATAACCCTATACCTATTGGCATATGAAACTCCTCTATTAAACGCACCTTTTAATTGTTCTATGTTTGCCATTACGCAGCTATCTTTCTTCTTGAGTCACGATATACTGTTCCGAGCGAAGCCTTTTCAAAGTCGGCAGTTGGTAAAAATGTCGCAATCTCCCACTCAGGAGCATTGACTTTAGCCAACCTAGATCTTACATGACTTGTTAAATAGCGCTTGAAGCAAGGCTTAAAAGCATTCATTTTGGATGCACGATTCAACATATCGTAAGATAACCTAAATCTAGTGGATTCGTCATACTTATTATTATTTATCGTATCCAGAAGAGAATCCAACAATTTAGCTCTTACGTTTAAAGGTAAATAATGCAAATTTAACCCATAAAATCCTTTAGGTGCTCTATCAACCAAAATTGTTAGAGGAAATCTATCGTAGTAAGGCAAAGTGTCTTTTGTTTTAGGATCATAGAAATACATATACATATCACCAACTCTAGGTCGTGAAGTTAGTTTAAGAGCTTCATCTTTCAAAAGACTCGACCTATTAGGGTTAAGTTGCTGTGCTTTATTACGAAACCATTTAATTGATTCCTTTGTTCTTGGAGTAATACCAGCACGAAACGCTTCTATCTCCAATTTATCAAATAAGCTTGCCATTTATGTTTTCATTCCCATTTGTCTTAGTGTATCTTCTGTCCAGATCTGAAATTCCCAGCCACGGTCTAGACAGTATTCCTTGGCTGCTTTCCATTTGCATTGATTACGAACATACTCTAATGACTCACTGATGAATCTCTTAGTCTTCTTCTTACCTCGAGGAGGCTTGGTTTGTTTCTTAGGTTTAATCTCAACCAAGATGGTTTTACCTTCTTTGGTCTTAATTAATAAGTCCACGAAGTATCTATGGTACTTATTATCAACCGCACTGATGTACGGGATGACAGTTTCCTCTGAGCACCATGATTTGATTTGACTCTGATCTTCGCACCACATAAATGCAAACTTTTCCCAATATGATCTATAAATAACCTGAGTATGATCGCCTGAATATTTCTCTGGATTTTTTACTTTGTATTTACCTTTGTAAGTCTTCATAGTCCGCCGTTATAAATAATTTAAATCAATATATATTTATTTAGGATAAAACATGGCTGAAGGCTACAAGTTTCCTCTTATTCCAGATGAAAAATATAAAGCTTCTATATTTTTCACCGCAGAATCATCTACAGGCAGCGGAGCAGATGGCGATAGAGCTATTCTTTACATGCCAGAAGGTATGAATTTTGCAGATGGTATTGTATATGATAATGCTAATCTAAACTTAGCCGGCTACTTAGTCGAAAAGGGTGTTGAACTTTCTAAAGGACCCCCAGGCACATTAGAGAATTCATTTAACAATTGGACTTCTCAACTAAACAATTTGCTTTCGGCCGATGGTACTATTGGTACCGCAAGAAGCTTAGTAGAAAACGGTGGCGGTGCAGCACTATTAAATCTTGGCGCTCAAACTTTGGCACCAGGAGATATTGCAGAAGGCATCTCATCTGCAACTAAAATTACAGCTAATCCTCATAAACGATCTTTGTTTAGAGATGTAGCTATTAGAAGTTTTAACTTTACATTTTTATTATCTCCTGCAAGTCAGCAAGAGGCAATTGAAATCAATAAGATTGTTAAATTTTTCAGAGTTAATGCATACCCGACATTAAGAGCTGGTGAACTTGCATATGCCTTTCCTACTAGATTTTTTATTGAGTTTAGATACAAGAATGAAAAGATGCAGGATGTTCCTGAACTCTTGCCCTGCTACTTAACTAGCATAAGCACCACATTTAATCCACGCTCTTCTTCATTATTTAAAGACGGTAGATTCAATGAAACGCAACTTGCTCTAAACTTTGTTGAAGAAAGACCTCTAGATAAAGATGATGTTGAAGGAGGAAATTAATTAATGTCATATTTTACTAATTACCCTAAAATTTCTTATCCTTTTGGTGGCTTAACCAATAAAACGATGGTTCAGGACATTGGTGTTTATATCGATATCTTTGATAGAGCGAAAGATGATATTGGATTTTATCAAACGTATCAAATTAAAGACGGTGAGAGACCTGATCAGATTTCTCAAAAATTATATGGCTCGCCTGATTATCACTGGACCTTTTTCTTAATGAATGATGAACTGAGATTAAGAGGTTGGCCTTTAACTGAAAAAGAAATTGTAAAAAAAGTTCAAAGAGAACATCCTCATAAGGTTCTCGTAACCAGAGAAGATATGACGGGTCGATTTCAGGTAGGTGACATTATCAGAGGTCTTAGTTCTGGCGCTCATGGCGAAATCTTGAAGAGAAGACCAGACTTAGGTCAAATTATTGTAAAGCTTATTCCCGACCCTTCTCCTGGCGTCAATCAAAGTGCCTCTGATATTATTAATTTTGAAGATGATGAAGATGCTGAAAGTGTCAGAATTGTAGAAGATGCCGATGGCGAAACAATTGGCCTAGCTTCACTAAAAGTTGATCGAGTGATAGATGAATATAATTCTAAACATCATTACGAAAACACTGATGGTGAATATGTAGATATTTTTCCTAGGGCTCCTTATGTTCAGAGAACTTCTTATAGCCTGTCATATAGCCCTACTTTATATAACTACATTGATGTTACTGCGAACACTGCTGCTGGAGAAGACGGAGTAATATATACTAATGATAAGAATAGTATTAGTCAGACCACTCTTCAGACTATCATAGCTGCAGAAGCAGAGGTGCTAATCCCACAGTTTTTAGCTTTAGGATACACTCAACAAGCCGCCGAAGCGGCCGCAGCAGCTACTAGTGCCACATCTTTATCTCCTCTCAAAAACTTTGAGGTTGCAACCACAGTGGTTCAAGGTCAGAATGTGTATAGCATTCAAGACACAGGAGCGCTTGATCCTAATACTGGATTATGGGACTATACCAATCTAGCACAAAACATTGACAATGCCGGAACTTGGATAATTAATTTAGAAGAAGGACCTAATTTATCCAACTTTAACGATATTAATGTTAATTTTAGCTTAACGGAAGCCAATCAGTTTGCTATTCTAGGAAACCTTCTACCAGGAGCAAACATACTTGTGCTTTACTTTGCTATCTTACAACTCTTTGAAGCAAAGAAGCAGACCGGTAAAACTCTTAGTTTGATTGAGTATAACTTATTTTTTACAGCAGTCTTTAACCTAACTACGGTCAGTGAATCATATCAACAAACTTTGATTTCCGCCTTTGGTGATATTTTGTCAAAAAATCCTTTTAAAATAGCAGATTCATTGACCAATGATATTCTTGAAAATAGAATAACAATTGAGTTTGATTATCTCTTTCTTATTGACAAACTTATTGATGTTGACCCTACTCTAACCGAAAATATTAGTATTGTAATGGGATATACTATTGATGACTATACAGAAGCCAATGCTGACATTCCTAATCAAGTAGCGATATTTCAAGGAATTGCAGTCAGTGGAGGTCACGCCACTGTAGCAACCTATGCTCCAGCATTAGCAGCATTTCCTTATTTCATTTTAACTACAGAGCAATCTGATGCATATGTTGCGGCAGAAGCTGCAGGTCAATTGGATCTTACCACCTTAATAGGACAGCTGGCATTTGGTGCTGCACTGGCGGCCAACCCACCTGAGGTTAAAAAATTCTATAAAACTTTCTATGGATCGACGCCTATTATCAGTAACAGTACCGATACAGTTAGTGTTTATAATTCAGAAACTGGATTATTTGAAAGTCAAATCATCGGAGATTTTACAAATAAAACCGATGCTTACGATGAATTGAAAACAAGATATGATGCTTATATTACTGCTAACTATGACAAACTTGAGCCTGCAACTTTACTGCCGGTGACATTTCGAGAAAAATATGTTAGAGAAAATGATGAAGTCAAATCAATTAAAGTTATTAAGCCAGGTATTATACAGCAATTTGATGCACAATTTAAAAGTATATTAAACCAGGCTACAGTTGAAGAAGAGCCTCAAAATTCACAATCTCAAGGCTATAGTGAATATTCTGTAATTCCAGATCGAAATACTAATGATGTAGTGGTAGCTGAATCTTCTTCTGGAAGTAGCGGAGGCTATTAATAATGGTAGATGTTGCGTCTAGCAATCAAGTAAAAAATGATGGATTTACTCCTTATTATGTAGGACAGACAAGAGTATTTGTTCAGTCTGAAAGGTTTCCTACAATTGATATTTCAAAAATCACAATGGAAGTTAGATTCTTTGAAAACATAGGTCTTCCTTACATGTCGGCTGAATTAATTATTGTGGACTCTTCTAATGCTTCTAATGCAGCACCTTTCATTGGCCAAGAAAGAGTTTATCTGAGTATTATTGATAAAGATGAAAATGTTAAAATATCTAAAGAGTTTATTTGTACAGGTGTTAGTTACGGTCAGAAATTGAATGATGGCACTTCGGTCTATGTTGTAAAGTTGATTGAAGAACATGCTATGCTTAGTAATTCTACAAGATTTAGTAAAGTTTATGATGGTAAACCAGAAGACATTTGTAAACAAGTTTGTGAAGAGCAATTAGGTGTGAGCGTAAGCACAGAGTCTTCTTATCAATCAAACATGAGAGTTGTTTTTCCTTTCACAACTAATCCATTAGCGGCAGCAATTTGGATGACAGGTAGATGTACAACATCTAATGGTTCACCATTTTACCTTTATTCCACAATGAGTGATGATAATCTTCAACTAAAGAGTTTAGAGACACTGTTAAATCAATCTCCTATAAACTCAGAGCCTTATAAATTCACTAGACTAACTCACAAATTAGTTGGCGGTAGCGAAGATTATGATACAATAGCTAAACAAATTTCTGGTTATACGATAGGTAACAATGAAGACACACTATTAGCTATGTCGAGAAATGTATATGGTGGTTATTTTAATTACATTGATCCTTATGAATATGGTAGTCATGAAAAAAGATTTGACTTACCAACACCTTTAGATAAATTACCTAAACCAAATGGAACCACAGATCATAATTATGATACTAATTTTAAAATTGGTCGACCGTATCACGAAGGTCAAAACACCTACTGGTCTCAATTGGTGACTAGAAAATTATTTGATGATGGTATTTTCTCTTATAATGAGGAAGAGGATATGGAAAGACATAAGAAGAAAGCAGAATCACAAGCTTTATATAATTTCATGTCTCAATCACCTATCAATATTGCTGTGCCAGGTCTAGAGTTTGGTGTTGAAAATTTGGGTAAAATGATTGACGTGTTTATTACAAAAGATATACCTATTGATGAAGAAAATGTTTCTAGAGAAAGAATTAAAGACAAAAAGAGATCTGGTAGATATTTGATATATGGAATTAAACATACAATCTTCAAAAATAGATGGATATCCACCTTAACTCTCGCAAAGAGTGATACATTACCAAGTCTATCACAAGAAGCTGGAAAAGTGAATCAAGTCTAATGGCAGATATATTAAATAATTTACAAAAAGAATTTTACGGTGATGATGTTAGATTTTTTATTGGTATTGTAGAAGATAATACCAATGATCCTGATTTTCTTGGTCGTGTTAGAGTCCGCATTTTAGGGCTACACAATGCATATACAGAAGATGTTCCTACAGAAAAGTTACCTTGGGCTACAGTGTTAGTGCCAGCCACTTATGGTGGCGTATCTGGTGTAGGTAGAAGCCCAAACGGAATTGAAAATGGTTCTTGGGTCTTTGGTATGTTTATGGACGGTAAGCATTCTCAAAGTCCAGTTATTTTTGGCACTATGCCTAAAATTGAATTGAAATCTGGAGATGACATTACACCAGAAAAACGTATTAGACCAGTTAGTATTGAAGGCACCATAGGACAAACTCCTACAAGTTTCAACTCTGAAGGTGATATATCGGTGAATTTGGCAGGAGAGTTGGTAGTGATTGAGCTTGCTTCTCAAGCAGGTTTATCACAAGAAGCTGGTGCTACCATCGCTGGTTACTTAAGATCTTATAATCAGGGAGAACAATAGAATGGCTAAAGTTAATTATGAAAGGCGCACACCGGTTAGTAATTTGACCATCTACAACAAGCCTCCGGATGCCACATTAGAGGTCTTTGGCTTGTACAGGTTTTCAGGTGACAAATTAACAAGATATAAAAATTTTTGTTTTAAGAACAACTTAGAGCTAGAAGATCAAATTGCTCAAACCACCTTTCTGCTAAAAGAGATTAGAAAAGAAAGTAAATCTCACGGAGATGAATTTAGAAAAGCATCTACAATAGAAGAAGCTGCAGCAATTTTTCATAACGATATTATCAAAGACGGCAATGTTGATGCAACAGTTAATATGGCCTATGAAATTTTAGATAGGAATAGTATCTAATGGGAATGACAATAGAAGCTATTGATATTAATAGGCAATATCCTGTATATCAGGACCAAATTCTCAGGGATTTAAGAAAAAAGACTATAGCACAGAATGATACAGTTGGCAAGTCTTTAGAAGAGCAAAATAATTCTTCTGCATATCCAGATGAACTGGCGCAGCAAGAGAAGGGTTTTGATATTCCACCTCAGAATCAAACAGACCCTATTGAGGATCCTAAAAGTTATTATGAAGGTGGTTTAGATCAGGCAGAAAGAGTTATTAACAATGAGCAACTAAAGTTCGACAAACAACCAGAATATAATCCACCTTCAAATTCTTCTGAAGCCACCGGTTCTTTAACTCCTGGAGGCAAAGCACCTGGTCAATCTGGACCTCCTAAAACATTTACCGATGCTAATGATAAAACTAAACATAGTGGCTTGACAAGACGTGATGGTACCACTATACCAGCTTCAGCTGGACCTCATGCCGGAGATTTGTTTAAAATCTTTTGTGATAATACTATTGTTTACGCTCAAGATCAAATTGTCAAATATAGTAATACCAGTGGGGGCGGAAGCGAGGGCACCAGTCAGGCACAGTCTTATGGTGATGATCTGAATAAGAGTGCGGAGGAAACAGTATCTTCTGGAGAAATGGACAATCCTGTTCCAGGAGGAAGCTACAACTGTGGAGATTGGGGAGATCCCAGATCTGGGGGTAGATCTCACCAAGGATTAGATATATTCGCTGATTATGGTACTCCAGTTTATGCGGCTAGAGATGGTAAAGTAATGTATAGTAAAAGAGTGAGTGAAGATGGGCTATCCGTCGGATACGGAATTGCTGTAAAACTAGATCACGGAGATGGGTTAACATCAGCGTATGCTCACTTAAGTGAGTTAGCTGGACTGTCACCCGGAGAAAATGTGAAGAGAGGGCAATTAGTAGGATATATGGGAACTTCTGGTAATGCAGTAGGTACTGATCCCCATGTTCATTTTGAAATTAGACATAATAATGTACCTCAACCCCCTTGTAATTTCATTAAATAGGAAATTAAATCATGTACACTATTTTTTCTCCCTATCTTAAAACTTATCTAACGGATTTTCCTTTAGATAAGACACCTGTTTTCATTCCTTCAGAAGTAAAAGAAGGTGATTACATTGAAACTTATGAAGCTCTAGAGACTTACATGAGGTCTTGCGAAAGAGAATACACTCAGGTTGTGGTGTATAATACAAAAACGGATTACAGACAAAGATTTGAAAAAGAAGATTTGGAAAATTTTTATAGGTCCGAAATGAACATTTCCGAAATTCCATTTCACTTTTTAATTCTACAAAATGGTAATATTCAAGTGAACAAGTTAATTGGTAAAACAACTAATCATACAACAGCTTCTAATCATTTACAAAGAAGCATTAGTATAGCCTTTGTTGGAGGATTTAATAATGGTGTACAAGATATGAATACTTGTACACCTGGTCAATGGAAAACATTTAAGAAATTCATAAAGTGTTTCTATTCTATTTTACCTGGAGGCCAAGTATGGGGTCATGATAACATTAATCCAAGTGCTTATGATCCTGGATTTAATGTTATTAGATATATTGAGAAGTCTTTTAGTAAAAGAAATACTCTTAGAATATCACAGTTATCTGATTATGGTGCGCCTACAACAGAAACTCTTATTAGTATGAGTCGAGAAAGAGGATTTAATTAATGTCAACAGGATTTAAGGACCCAGAAGGTAATTTTCCTAGACCTGGATATGAGCAGGAAGCCACAACTAACAAAGCTGCTAGAGGTGAATGGGAGCCTAGAATTGTATATCCACCAGTTCCAGAAGGTGTTGATTTACCACCTCAAGATTGGGAACCTGAGTATCCTCACAACAAAGTAGAAGAGTCAAAATCAGGCCACAGAATTGAAGTTGATGATACGCCTGAAGCAGAGAGACTTACCTGGACACATGCGGATGGTCATGGTATTGAAATGTATCCCGGTGAAGGTGAAGACGGTATGCTTATTAATACCGTAGGCAGAATGGTTAAACTAGTCGGTAATGGATTTTTGATGGTAGTCAATGGTAATGGCGACATCACCTACACTGGCAATTTGAACTTGAATGTTACTGGTGATTTTAATATTAAGTGTAACAACTTCACACTAGAAACTCAAGGCAAACAAGTGGAAGAAATCAAACAGGAGAAGGTCGAAAACTTTGTAGGTGATAGAGTTGTCACAACACAAGGTAATAAATCTGAAGTTGTCCTTGGTGACTATACAGTTGAAAGTATGAAGACTACTCATATTGTTTCTAAAAATGATCTTAAGATTTCAGCGCCAGGTGATATTGAAATCATTGCAGGTGGTGAGATTAGAGAAACGGCCGAAGAGCGTATTACTACATCTGCTCCAGAAAACTTTATGCTAGGTAAGTGTGTTACAGTTGCCGGACATAAAGGCACTATTGGCGGAGATGAGATGATTATGTACACTAAGAATATCTACGGCCACTCAGGTTCATTTGAAGAAGGAGTTGAAGCTCCTACCTTCCATGGTGATCTAAAAGGTACTGCTGAAAAAGCAATAAGATCAGACATAACTAATTCTCAAGAATATGCTGACCCTGAAGCCGGCGGCGGGGTCGGATCAGCTCAAGGGTATTCTGTACAGAATACAGCGGTTAACACTGATGCAACTGCTGAACCAACACATTCTAATATGAATGAAGCTCTTAACCAGACTAAGACCTTGGGTGTTAGAAAGGTAGAGGTTGATGATGATAAGATTAGCCAGAGTGTTAAAGGTGAAGGTGGTTCTTCTGGTGAATCTACAACAGATAACACCGATAACAGACCAGACACATTTGGTGACGGCGAACCACCTGCTACAACAGGAAGCATTACAGAAAAGCAAAGAGCAGATTTACAAAAGGCCGAAGCACAAGGCTTATTGGGTGGTTCGACAGCAGCAGAAGTTGAAACAGCAATTAATGATGTTGCTAGAGAGATTGGAGCTGACCCAGCCGCTGTTGCAGAAGTAATTCGTACAGAATCCGGAGATCCATTGAATAGTAACTTATTTAGTCACCCTTATAGCATGACAAATAGTGAATATTATAAAGGCGCTTTCCAAATGGGCGAAAATACTTGGGGGCATACAGCAGATGGTAGTGGCACTCTAGGCGGATTAACTTGGAGTCAGTACCAAAATGCTTCTTTTGCAGATCAAATTAGAGCTTATCCTGATTGGACTAGGGCTCATGGTATTGATGGTATTTGGAAAAACAACTTAAATAAGTATGATGTTGCTACACAAGCTGCTCTTATTCAAGGCGCTCAATTCTCGCCTGCTGCGGTAAGCGGAAGAAATAAGAATGTAACTCAGTGGTGGACAGGGTTTAATAATGGTAACCTCAATCTTTCTACAGATGATAGAGGTAGACAAGCAGATAAGCTTAGATATGATGGTAAAATCCCTAGACCTACTATTCAGAGTATGATTGATTATTACGGAGGAATTTTATAATGGTACAATTTAATCTTAATACAATTAGCACCAGAGAAGTTAGGTCTCTACTACGTGATCCAAACAATAGAGGAGATGGTGCATTATTAGGTTCATGCACTGCTAAAGGTATTATTGCTGCTGATTATTTTGTTCCTGTTCCTAAGAGAATTAGAACATACTATGATATGGAGTCAAGTAAAAAATATGGATTAGATTCCTTTACAGGCTCAATAAATTCTAAAAAATATAAAGAAGAGTATTCGCCTAAAAAGATATTGCCAGACCCCATCTATGACCCATATAAGCTTTCTGAGATTGATATGGGAACAAAATTGGCAAAAGGTCTTACTATGTCATCTTTTGCTAACACTCCTGGTAGCAAACCCACATTAAATCATCTAAGCTTCAGCGAAAGAAAAACTATAGCTCAAAGACTATATGCTCATGTTCCTTTGATTTTAGGGTTTAATAATAATAAAAAGTTTAGAGATTTTAGTTTATCAATTACTGAAAGTTTAGTCAAACCAACCGCTGGCGAAAATTTAGTATCTGGTGATATTAGACATTTGCAAACTCAGGGTAGAGTAGTTGTCTATGAAGTTTTGGATAGAAAAGGATTTCCTAATCCTTGGAAAACTTTTGAGTTAGCGAATTATTGGAAAGATAATCATTCATTTCAAGGGCTAATTTTACATTTTGATGGATTAAATCCAAATGCAGGCGGCGCACCTCTAGATGAAAACAAAGATTACAATGCTGAAATTATTGTAGTTATGCCTAAGGTTGATAAGCTCTATAGAGGTAATTTTGAACGAAAAGTTAGAACGGATATTAACTTTAGAACTTATATTAAAGACGGGCTTGGGTTTTTCCAGTATAAATAAATATAAAACCTAATAGAAGGCTAAAATGGCTGTACAAAAATCACTATCGTTGGAAGATGCTAATCTAACAAGCCCTTCTATAGTTGGCTATAGATCGAGAAATTATTCTGACTTAGACTTAACTTTTACACCTAGAACAACTGGTGATGTGTTCAAGAAACTAGATGCTGCAGCCGTCAAGCAATCTGTAAAGACTATTTTGCAAACTAATCATTATGAAAGACCTTTTAATCCATTTTTTGGTGCAAATATTAGATCGAAGTTATTTGATAATTATACATTAGAAGAAAATGCCGTTTTTATGAAAAACGATATTTCCAAAGTATTAAGAATTTATGAACCTAGAGCAGAAGTGTTAGATGTTAATGTTAGTGCTATTCCGGATGCAAATTCTTTATCAGTAACCGTGAAATTTAGAATTGTAAACACAGAAGAAATAGTTGTACTAGATACTACAATATCAAGGATTAGATAAAAATGGCGACCACTATTAAAGCATCAGAACTAGATTTTGACAACATTAAAGCCTCGCTTAAATCATATTTTTCATCTAAAAGTGAATTCGAGGACTATGACTTTGAAGGTTCTGCTTTGTCTAACATTCTAGATGTGCTTGCATATAACACTCATTTGAATGGTCTGCTTGCAAACTTTGCTCTAAATGAAACATTCCTGCCTACAGCACAGCTAAGAACCTCTCTGGTCAATCACTCGCTTTCTTTTGGATATATTCCTAGATCTAAGACGGCCTCTAGAGCCAATTTGAAAATTTCTATTAACTTATCGTCTGCGGCTATTAAACCTGAATCTATCACTCTTCCTGCTGGCTGGGCTTTTACAACCTCTGTAGATGGCGTTGAATATACTTTTAGAACACTATTGGACTATAGCGGCTACGATAGAACTGGCAATGGAATTTATACATTTGAAGATCCTTTAGGTAATCAAAATGTTATGGTTCTTCAAGGTGATATTTCCGTAAAAACTTTTATTGCAGAACCTGGTACTGATCGTCAAGTATATGTAGTACCAGATACCGAGCTGGATCTTTCTACTGTTGCTGTACAGGTTTATGACGATATTAACTCTGATAACTTTACTAGCTACTTCAGTGCAAATGCTACATCTGGTGGTCAAATTATTTCTACCATCGATGAAAACACTGCACTCTATCTTCCTCTTGAAACTTATAATGGATTTTGGGAATTCAACTTTGCTATTGGTGGTTTGACCGGTAATAACCCAACTGAGGGACAAATCATTCGTATTACCTATCTTAAGACCAAGGGTAAGAATGCTAATGGTGCTTCTGTATTTTCTCCAACCTTTCCGACATTAAGCGTAAATAATGTATCATATCCATTATCAATAACCACAATCTCAAAATCCGCTTTTGGTGCAGATAAAGAAACTACTGAATCCATTAGAGTGAATGCTCCTTTATCTTATCTTGCGCAGAACAGACTTGTAGCACCTAGTGACTATAGAGGCGTAATCGCCAATGGTGTTCCTGGCATTAAGTCTATCAATGCATGGGGAGGTGAAGATAATGTTCCTGCCAAATATGGTAAAACTATGGTTTCTATTGTGTATGAAGATACCTTGACACCAGCTCAAATTGCGACAACTGAGCAAATAATTAAAACAAATCTAACCGATCCTCTTTCGGTTGTTGGTGTTGAAGCTGAGTTTGTTCAACCGACATTTCAGCAAGTTAATATTAATACGACTTTTAAATATGATCAATCCGAGACTAATTTGACTCTTAATGGTATTAACAACAAAGTAAAAAATGCTGTTGCGCAATATTTTGCAAATAATACAGGAAAGTTTAATGATATTCTCAGAAAATCTAAACTACAAACTTTTGTTGATGCATCTGATAATTCAATTTTAGGCAGTGATATTAGTTTGACCATGTCTTCTAGATTTTTACCTTTACGTAATTCTGTAGGTGATTTTGTAAAAGCTTCTTATAACATCTCTTTTTTGAATTCTATTGAAAATCCTAAAATGACAGAATTTAGTATAACAAGTAGTAAATTTATTTTTAGAGGTAAAAATTGTGTAATTAGAAATTCTACTGGACATTCAACAACCTTGGTTATTGTGGATTTGGAAGGCACAGTTTTGGTTGATAATGTAGGTAGTTACAACCCATCAACAGGCACGGTTTTCTTGTCTTCATTTTCTCCAGAATCGATAACTTCCGGAGAAGATTTTATTTCTATAACAGCGATACCTGCTGATGATTCGGTATTTAAGCCTCTTAGAAATACTCTCATCACAATAGGTAATAATGTGACAACAGCAATTCCAGACACAAACCTGTCAAATTCGACTGTAGGTGTGACAAACTAAAATGCTTAATATAAAGACAACAGAAGATGACAACAGATTAAAGGCCAATTTATACCAGCCTCAAGTTGACACTATTTTACCTGAGCATTTTGGTGAACAGTATCCAGATTTGATAAACTTTTTAAATGCTTATTACGAGTATTTAGATAGCGATGGTCAACCCACAAATTTACTTAAGAATATTTTTTATGCTAAAGATCCAGGTGCAACTAGTTCTGATAATTTGAGGTTAATGTTTGAAGAAAGAGCGCCTGGGCTTGTCAGCGACACGTTCCCTGCACCAAGATTTTCATATAAACTGCTACCAGGACTTTATAGAGTAAAAGGTTCTAATACAGCAATTGATGGATTTTTTAGATACTTTTTTCAGGAAAATGTAGAAAGAGTTCTTCCTAGAAAATCTATGTTTATTGTAGGGGAAAGTGAAATTGGAGATCAGTCTGAAAAATATATTCAAGACTCATACTTTTATCAAATCTATTCTATTCTTTTAAAATCTGGTATTCCTGGAAATCAATATTCTAATTATTATAAAAACTACCTGCATCCTGCGGGCTTTGCCATCTTCTATGAAACGTCATTTGAAGAAATTGCTAGTATATCTACACAAGCATCAGGTGAAATATCCACGTTGAATTTAGGTGAGTTTTCTGCTAAATCTTTGGTAGAAGATATCAGTATTATTAATATGGGAGGATTAGGTTCCGTGACACATATCGATGATACTCTTGATAGAAGATTTTATGGAGATAAAGGTTTCAATTTTTATGATGAATATAATGAAGATTACTATGAAAAGATTGAGGGTATATTAAGAGATTCTCCATACAATGGTCAATATGATACTATTGCAGATATCTTAGACCCGAATTCACCAAGATGGTCTAATGATGTAGATAGCACAGGATACGAATTGAATATGTCCGACTCTAGTGAAGATGGCACCGGTGCAGGCGCAGACTTCTCTGATGCCGACAGTTCAACGTTTGACGCATCCTCTTATATTCTTAACCAGCAAGGTAATAGAGTCTTTGCGAGTATCAATTTCTCGAACACTTATGAGACTTTTGATGAAGATGTTTTTGAGTTTTATGATGACTATGAATATCCAGACTTAGCTCATGCTTTGGCAGATTCCGTGCCAGTTTAGTTATAAATAAATTTACGCCCTTACACACAGGAAAGTAACTGATGCCTCACACCGTATATTTCGATTCAAGTCAGCTTATTAATATTGGCAGCGCACCAAATGCTAATGATGGTGACACCTTAAGAACGGCTGGCTCAAAAATTAATTCTATCGCAGAGAAATTAGATAGTGCATTAGAGTCTTTAGAAAATGAATTTAATACGCCGTTTGATTCCAGTCAGATTGGCACTGATGCCATTAGCACTACTAAAATCCAAGATGGTGCAGTTACATTTGATAAAATTCAAAGTGGAGCAATTACCAATACATCGTATGGAGGGTCTTTGAATTTTGATTCTCTAGCATCCGATGATCTTATAAATTTAACATCTTCTGATAAAATTGGTATTGGCACTTCAGCAACTAACCCTACATACAATCTTCAAATTCATGGTGATGCTGATGATACTGTTAGAATTCGGGCTGCTACTAACTCCACTTTAAATTTATATGATGTTGCTAGTAATACTGCTAACGGGTATGATATTACATCAAATGGAAATACTTTTTCTATTAAAAATTCGGGCAATCAATCTTTAGGCACTGATGGAAAATTTGTAACCTATAGTGAAGTTGCTGGTGGGTTTAATCACTATTTAAAATTAATGAATAATGTTTGGCTAACTAGCAGTAGAGTTGGTGTTAATATAGACCAGCCCACTGTTGCCTTAGATGTGGTTGGTGGCATTCAATCTAAAAATTCTGCTGCCACTTCTGGCGTGTCCTTAACAGAAACAGGTACTATTGAACTTACTCATTTAAGCTCCGAAGCTCATATTGATTTTAAGAATGCTATTGCTGAAGACTATGATGTTAGATTGGCGACGACTTCTGGTGGTGACTTTTATATATCGACTTTAGGTGCAACAAAAAGACTTACTATTTTAGATACAGGAGAAGTTGGTATTGGAACTAATGCTCCTACACAAAAACTGGAAATTAGTAACGGCTCAGTTTTATCAAATTACGTTGCTCCTAATACATCGATTATTCCTTTTAAAGGTGTAACTGATGACGAATCAGAAGTTTCTATTCAAGTATCAAATTCTAGTGGTGATTTTGAAATTAAAAAAGGTCTGAACTTTAGTGCAATTAGCATAAGTTCTGCAGAAAGTTTACAAATTTATCAGAACAATACTCTAAATTATCAATTTCAGGCCGATGGAGACTTTGTAACTGTAGGCAACATTACTGCTTTTGGTAGTTTTTCTGATAGAAACTTAAAAGAGAATATCGAAACAATACCAAATGCTTTAGATAAAGTTTCAAAAATTAATGGTGTGACTTTTAACTATATTGGCTCTAAAGAGCCTATGACAGGTGTTATTGCTCAAGAAGTTCAAGAGGTTCTTCCAGAAGCTGTTTATGATACTGTAGACAATACTAGAGAAGATGGTAGAGCGCTGGCAGTTAGATATGGTAACATGGTAGGTCTTTTGATTGAAGCTATTAAAGAATTAAAAGCTGAGATTGAAGAGCTTAAGAATAATGTATAAATATTTACAATAAATAGATTTGAGTAGGTAACATGACAAAACAAATATTAGATCTAGGTACGAACGCAAACGACGGAACTGGCGATACTCTTAGATCCGGTGGTACCAAGATTAATGATAATTTTACTGAGCTATATACTATTCTGGGTGGTGACAATAGAAGTTCTACTGTCGGTATACTCTTTGATAGCAATGGTGTAATCTACAGTGATGGTACCTATCAAACCAAATTAGAATTCCATGAGCATGAAGATTCTAATACTACAGTTCATATGCCTCATCACTCTGGTGATTTGATTGTAATCGAAACTGGACATGGTGGTCACCACGGCACAGACAGATACATCGACTTAAAAGATTCTCCTAATGGTAGTGCGGCAAGGGTACTGTTCGGTAACGCCTATGATTCTGTCAACGAACTTCCTAGTTCTACTACCTATCACGGTATGTTTGCATTCCTTCACCATGAAGGAGTAGCAGTAGTTGCACACGACGCTGAAGGCTGGGTCAAACTTATTGACAGCGATACTCTCACTAGCGGTCACGGCGCATACAGTGTTAATATGAAGACTGGTGCTGACCAAACAAACTTTACTAACCTTAGACTTACTACTCCTTACATTACTTCTGAAGTTCTGGACTCTAATGGCAACGAAATTCTAGGCTTGACAAGTACCGGCGTTCCTGCAAACTATGTTGAAATTTCTTCTAATGGTGGCGCAGACCCTAAAATTTCTGCAGTTGGAGACAGTGATAATATTAATATTGAGATCGGAACAAAGGGTAATGGGTCTATCTGTCTAAATAAAGTTGCATACAAAACTCAAGAAATGAATGTAGACGGAGCGATTTCAGATTCTGCGTCCTTAGTCATTCTAAATAAAACTGCTTCTAACTTAGCAGCCAGTTTAGATAGTGGCACAGAGCAAGGTGAGTATAAGATTCTTATCAACAAGAGTACTTTGAATGCTGTAATAACTCCAACGGCATTTGCTAATGGTACAAGCTTTGCATTAAATCAAAACGGCACAGCCCAAATTATCTGGGACGGAACCGAATGGTTCTTACTTGGCTCTAAAGATTCGGCTGACACCACTTTAACAGTAACACCGTAAAAAGAGATAAGACATGCCCGCAATTATTACAAATGATACCAAAAAGTTATTGATTGAAAAGATCATTGCTGATACGGCGGATTCTGATACCAGATACTTTGTAGGTATTGGCAAATCTGATACATGGCAAGCCGAAACTGATATTACTCCAACGGCAGCACAGACCGTAAACACTGAATACGCAAAGTCTATTTTTAGATCTAATTTACAATCTGTTTACTTGACTTCTGATGTAAGTTTTGTTAGCAAAAGATACAACTGGTCTTCTGGTACAATTTATAAAGCGTTTGAAGGAGATGTTTCAGCTTTAGGTAATGGTACAACTAATGATGTTGGTAACGGGCAATATTACGTTTTAACCGAAAACAATAGAGTATATATTTGTCTGCAACAAGGTAAAACAGCAACTGGACAGATCAACCCTTCTCTAAACAATCCTGGTACTGAAATTCTTCCTTCAGAAGGCACTAAGCTGCTGGGTGATGGTTATGTCTGGAGATTCCTAACAATCTTAGACCCTGCAAAACTTAATAAATTTTCAACTTCTAATTATTTTCCTGTTGAAAAGGTGGATTCTGCTCCTCAAGGAGAATTCAACACTGTTGCAGAACAACAGCAATTAGCGGTTCAAGCGGCAGCAGTACCTGGTGAAATTACAGGATATAAAATTGTTTCTGGTGGGGCCGGCTATGATTCAACTGACACGGCAACCGTTTTGGGTGATGGTACTAATGCATTATTAAAAATTGGTATTAGTAGAACCACAGGCGCAATTATTTCTGCCGAAGTAGATTCGAATGGCTTTGGAGCATTTTCTTTTGGTTCTGGCTACAACGCAGCTAACGTTGAAATCACTGGTACACCAACCACACCTGCAGTTATTAGGCCCGTCATTTCTAAGAATGGTGTAGGTGCCGACATTAGAGACGATCTTAGAGCAACTTCTATCATGTTTAACGCAAAAATTTCTGGTGCAGCGGGAGCGGGAGATTTCTTGGTTGATCAAGATTTTAGACAAGTAGGTCTTCTTAGAAATCTTAAGAAATTCAATGACTCTGATTTTACTGGTATCACAGGTTCCTCTTTAAGGAGACTAGTAGTAGAATCTACAAGCGGTCTTGCAAAAGACATGACTATTCAAGGTGGTAGTTCTGAAGCAGTTGCTTTTGTAGATGATGATGATAGCGATGGATCTGGAAATAAGCTTATTCTTTATCATCAAAATGAAAAGACTGGATTTCGTAGATTCAATTCTAATGATGAGAATGCAAACGCTATTTTCAACATTGCTGACCCCACTGATGTTGGTAGTCTGATTTCAGATTCAGATCCTGAAGTTAATCCATTTTCCGGAGAAATTATTTATATTGATAATCGTGCTGCCATTCAAAGAGATGCGCAAAGCACAGAAGACGTTAAGATTATTATTCAACTTTAAGAGAGCAAGAAATGGCCGATTTTAATAAAGATACCTTTTCAGTAACCTATAAGGACGATTACCGTGATAGTGACAATTATCACCGTATTCTGTTTAACTCTGGCCGTCCTCTTCAAGCAAGAGAGCTTACACAATCTCAGACAATTATTCAGCATGAACTGGCAAGATTTGCTAGAAACATTTTTAAAGAAGGATCTGTAGTTAATCCAGGCGGGCTGATTACCAATCCGGATTATGAATTTGTAAAGGTTCAGTCATTAAGTTCCACAAATGCTCCACAACCAGGAGACCATCTTCTAGACACCACAAACAGTGTTAAAGCTGAAGTTCTGGAAGTTGTACCTGCGGAAAACAGTGATCCAGACACAATTTACATTAAATATATTAGCGCAGGCACAGCTTTAACTGGAGTCACTTCTGTTAAATTTTCTGGAAATAGAACACTGACCGTCACTAATCCGGCGACTGGTGGCACTAGACCTAATGTTGTTACTACACAAAGTCAACCCGCCAACCCAACAGTAGGTAAAGGATATAAAATAGCTGTTAATGATGGCGCTTATTTTGTTCAAGGCCACTTTGTACAAACTCAAGCTCAATCACTAATTATTTCTAAATATTCTAATACTCCTACAACTTCTATTGGTTTTAAAGTAACAGAAGATATTGTAACAGTAGCTGATACTGATGATCTTTATGATAATCAAAACGTATTACCAAACAGATCTGCACCAGGTGCGGACAGATATAGAATTACTTTAACATTAGCCACATCAGATACAGTGACAAGTACTGATAACTTTATTATTACAAATGATATGGTTAACGGTGAGATTACTCAGCCTATTGACAAGAATACATACAACATTCTTGGCGACGAAATGGCCAAGAGAACTTTTGAAGAATCAGGCAACTATGTAGTTGAGCCATTTACCGCTAACTTCACAGAAAGCAGAACTAGTGATAATAACTTAACTTTGAATATATCTCCAGGCATCGCATATGTGCAGGGATATAGAATAGAAGAAACTGCTGAAAAGAAAATTGAAGTTAGTAAATCTAGAAACACGGAACTTATTGAATCTGAAGCCATTAACGCAAACTATGGTCACTATGTTCAAATCAATACTTTAAAAGGTATTCCAGATGTTTCAACTCTAGAACAATGGAATCTTTATACTTTAGTAGGCGGTGGGTCTGATCCTGTTAATACTGTCATTGGCACGGCAAGAATTCGTCATGTATCTCAAAGCGGAGGTTTTTATAGATTCTATATCTTTGATGTTCAGATGCATACCAATCAATTCTTCAGAGATGTCAGAAGTATTGGTGATGGTACTGACTTTAGATATGGAGATTTAGAGTTAGAAAATAGCGTGGCTGTTATTAAAGAAGCTTCTAACAACAATTCATTCTTTAGCCTTCCTAGAGTAAAGCCACAATCTCTTAGCGTTATTAGTTATACAGAGCAAGATTGGGTATTAGACGCTACCGCTCCAGCCGCCACAACAATTTCAATGCCTGGTTTGGGCACAACTCAATCATATTCAGATACTTCTTTATGGATTGTTACTGATAGTGTAGGTGCTGTTGTTTCTCCTACAATTACTGCTAATGGCGGTAATGCTGATATTCAAAATCTACCATCTAGTGGTTCTTATCATATTCTCTACTACGTGAATAAAGAAAATCAGTCCCGTGAAAGAACTAAAAACTTGGTTTCAGATAGTGCAACTGGAACACTTACCAACAATATATTAACTTTACCTCATGCTGACATTTATTCGTTTGATGCAATTTTAAATGCGGATAGTGAAGATGTATCTTCGCAGTTTGAAACTGATGATGGTCAAAGAGATAACTTTTATGACGTGGGTAAAATTACACTGAGAAGTGGCTCTTACACTGGTAATGTTAGAGTTAAATATCAGTACTTCCAGCATGGTGGTCAAGGTGATTTCTTCTCTGTTAATTCATATGCCAACGAGGTTGCTTATGAAGACATTCCAGTTTATAGACAGAAAAATGGTATTTCTGTAGACCTCAGAAACGTATTGGATTTTAGAAGTGTTAAGAATAACTCTGGAGGCTTTTCTTCTATCCATGAGCTTCCTAGAGCGACCGACACTATACAGGCAGACGTGACCTACTATCAGTCTAGAATGGATGTTTTGGTTGCTACACCAGAAGGTATTCAATATATTGAAGGTCAGCCTAACGCTGAACCTATTATGCCTAGTGTACCATTTAATGCTATGCAACTCTACACAATTTCGATGCAACCATGGGTCGATGATCCTAATGATCTGTCTATGGGGTATATCGATAATCGCAGATATACAATGCGTGATATTGGAGACATTGTAGAAAGAATTGATAATGTTGAGCGGGCAGTATCCCTTAGCCTGTTGGAATTAGAAACTTCTACTACAGAAGTATTTGACTCTAATGGTAACAATAGATTTAAGAATGGTTTTTTTGCCGACAACTTTAAAGATATGCTATTTTCTGATGTATTCAGTTCACAATACAATGCAACATTAGACCTTGATTTAAATGTAATTAGACCTTTTGTTAATGAGAAAAATGCTAAACTTTCATATGACAGTACAGCATCTAGTAACTTAAATACCGTAGTTAAAAATTCTTCTGTATATTTAAATTACAGTGACGCTGTAGTAACATATCAGGATTTGGCAACTACAACAGTCAATGTCAATCCTTTTGATGTTATTCTTTATTCTGGAACACTTGATATTTCTCCAGAAACCGACATTTGGAATGAATCTGTTGTAATTGGTGAAGAAGTAGTATCTGAAAGTACTAGTAGAGGAAGAGACCCTGTTGTAACTCGTAGAAGACCATCAGGCGGCACGGTTAACACCACTAGACGGCGGCGAGAAGCTTGGCGTGGTCTCTTGGGTATGCCTCCTCGTAGAAACCCTCCTCGTGTAGTTGTTAATACATTCACACTTTCTGGCCGCAGAAACAGAAGTAGTTCTCTAACTAGATTTGCAGGTGGCGGTCAAGCAGCAAATCCGTTAGCAACAAACAATACAGTAGGTTCTTTTCCTATTGATACTACAATTGTTGATACCAAACCAACACCTTCAAGCTCTTTTGGTGATATTGGTAGCTCCACGACCACCACAAACGGTAACAGAACTGTAGTTAGAACTGTTGTAGGTCGAAGAGTGGAATCAGTGGATTTGCTGCCATATATTAGGTCTAGAAGAGTATTCTTTAGAGCGCAAGAATTGGCGCCTAATAGAGAGCATTTCCTGTTTTTTGATGGCGTCAATCTTGCAGATTATGTTCAGCAAGAAGACTATAGAACATTCTCGGAAGTATCTGCTCCAGATGATTATCTTTCTGGAGAATATGTTGGCCTACTCAGCCACCCAGAAACATCAGGTACTTTGGTTACAGATGCTTATGGTATGGTCAGTGGTTCTTTCTATATTCCAAATAACTCACAAATAAAATTTGATGCTGGCGTAAAAGAGGTTAAGCTTCTTGATATCAGTGTTAATGATGATGCTCAAGCTTTGTCTGGTGCAGGCACAAATTACATTGCTCAAGGTGAATTAACTTCTCTGATTAATCAAATCTCAGTGCAGACTACAATTAGAGTTAATCCACGCCCACGCCCAAGACCTCAACCTCAGCAGCCAACTGGTCGTAGAAGAAGAAGAGGCAAGCGCAAAGAACCTATTGCACAGTCTTTCCAGTTAGCAAATGCTAATGGTGGGTTTATCACAAGCATTGATGTATTCTTAGCCACGAAATCTAACACAGTTCCAATTAGACTTGAAGTGCGACCAGTAGAAAACGGCGTACCTTCTCAAAATAATATCATGCCTGGTGGTGTTGTGACTCTCACTCCAAATATTGATACAATTAATTCATTTACCGAAGCTCCTGAAAATTTAAATGAAGGAACAATGGATCGAATTAGAAGTCAAGGTATGACCAGGTTCACATTCGATAGACCTTTATACCTAGAAGGCTTCACTGAATATGCATTTGTTTTGATTGCAAATACACAAGAATATAATGTATATGTAGCAGAGATTGAAAACTTCTTAGTAGGAAGCAGCAGTAAGAGAGTTACAAAGCAGCCTACTGTTGGTTCATTCTTTATGTCACAAAACGCTATCACCTGGACTCCAGACCAGCGTAGAGATATGATGTTTAGATTGAATCGTGCTGATTTTGCAACCTCAGGGGTATTTAATTTAGAAAATGACTCATCCGCAAGCCCATCTATGGCACTACAAACTGATCCTTTGCTTACTACAGACGCAGATAGTTCTGTTAATATTATGATGGCTGATCATGGATTTGTAATTGGCGATCCAGTTCAAATTAGTGGATTTGATGACAACACAAGATATGCGGGTATTTTGGGATCAAGCTTGAATGGTACTAGAACCATCACTAAAGTAGATGGTTGGGGATTCACCTATGATGCTGATTCTCAGGCAACAGCTTCACTGCTTACAGGTGGATCAAATGTTGTGAGCGAAGCTAATATTAGATTTAATGAAATGATCCCCAATTTAGATGTGTTTAACGTTGAAGGAACTTCAGCGACATTTAATGCGTCTATTGCAAATGGTGTGTCATATTCTTATGCGAATGATGTTTCAGCAGCAGCATATGCTACTCCTACTGGTAGAGACATTCTGCCAGGAGAGTTAGTGATATTTGACAACCCTAAAGTCATTGCTAATAGTAGAATAGAAACAACAGAAACTCAACTTGGTGGTTCAAATAGAAAATCTGCAGAAATTGTTGGTAGATTTTCCACATCTGATACATGGGTTTCTCCAGTATTAGACCTCGAAACAGCATCTTTGAGAACTTATTCAAACTTTGTTGACGATCAAGATTCTGATGCCAATGCTTCATATCCAATTAATAACCCTATTAGCTGGGTTTCCGAAACTGATCCAGCCGATGGCTCTTCGCTATCTAAGCATATTACAGTGCCTGTTACGTTGGGACAAGCGGCTGTTGGTATCAAAGTATTAGCTGGCATTAATAGACCTTCCGAATCAAGAGTTGATTTATACTACAGAACTCTATCAGAAGGTGTAGATGATGTATTAGGAAATCAAAGTTGGGTTTACATTGATGCCGACACTGTAATTGGCGCAGACCAAAGTAGAGGCGTCTTTAGAGAATATGAATGGACAATCGGTGGCCTAGGCGGCTCTTTAACTGAGTTTAATTCATTCCAATTAAAGTTTGTATTTAACTCTAGCAACTCTTCTAAGGTGCCAATGATTAAAGATTTGAGAGCCATTGCTTTGGGTACATAAAATGAGTAATTTTGCAAAAGTTGAAGGATCGAAAGGCCTGTATAAAAATATGACTACAGGTGTAGTTTCCAATTTTGATGAAGAAGGGTTAGCCCGAGCCAAGGCTATAAAGAAAAATAGATTAGAAGAAAAGAAAAAAATTAAAAGTTTGGAAGATGAAGTGGAGACATTAAAAGATTTAGTGTCTTCTATAATTAAATCCAAATGATTATAAATAACAATATAATATTGTATCTAAAGGAAAAATAATGGCTCAACAGAGAGATCTTACAGTTGATAGAGGAAGTGACGTAGCCATTGAGTTACATCTGGTCGAGGAGGATAACACTCCTAAAGATCTGACAAACTTCTTTGCAGCAGCTAAGATTAAGAAAACTTACAATACAACTGATAGTGATCAAATCTTTGACTTCAGAGTGAGTTATGGAGCCCCTTTAGGTGCAGGAATTATTAACCTATTGCTTGATAGACAAGATACTGAGAAAATGAAGCCTGGTCGTTATGTTTATGATGTAGAGCTTAGAAATAGCGATTTGATTGATAGTAATACTACTGTTGAAAGAATCCTTGAAGGTAAAATCACTGTAACCCCTTCAGTAACGAGATAAGATATGCCTACTTACGTTAGCGAATTAAGAAGAACAAAAGAGACAAAAAAGGTCAAGGTAGAATATAAAAATAATACTTTGGTTGAAAAGATTGTTATCGGTAGTCCCGCTGGCACTCTTAAAGCTTTAACTCGAACAGATCTTTCTTTATCTAATATGTCTGATGTACTTGATAGTGATGGATTTAACATTGCCGGTTCGACTGATAATGTCACCAGAATTCAAAACGGTCAAGCTCCTATTAAAAATGGTAGCATCTTACAATGGAATTATGTGAGTGGAACGCAGGGATTTAGACAATGGGAAGCAAAGGTAATATTAGATAGACAGACGGTCGAAGGGGGCACATTCTAAATGTCACACGGATCTGGCCATAGTGCTACCATACTTTTTAAACGTTCCGATTCGGACAATTCTCCGGGTACCATTCTAGCTAGAGGTGAACCTGCCTATACCTTTGGTGCTGGTGCACCTAATCCTAGTGCAACCGCATCTGGTCAAAGATTATTTGTCGGTGTACCAAATGGAGTAGGAGGTAATAGATCAGCCATTGTTGGTGGTGAATACTACACCAAAAAGATGGATCACACCCCTGGTGTTCTTCAGATTACTCCTACATATGAAACCTCTGATAACTCCTATGGTACGGTAGTACTCGTAGACAGTCTTGGTGTTATTGACAGATGGCGAGTAGATAACCTTCGCTTTGGTGAAGCAGACAGTAATACTATTACCACTTCTTCTGGAGATTTAGTATTTGATGCTGCTGGTAATATTACATTCAGTGGAAACGTTCTCAGTAATATCAGTTCTTTACTCGCAGATTCCGCTACAATTACTAAGCTCACAATTGATAGTAATCTTTCGGTAACAAATATCGAGGTTACCGATTCTGCGCATATTGAATTCTTTAGTGCTGATTCTGCATATATCGACTCTGCTAAAATTGACGATCTAACAGTTACTAATAGAGCAACTATCGACTCTGCTAAGATTAACTATGTTGATGCTGATTCTGCTAATATTGGTGAAATTAATATTAGTGGAACAACTATCCAGTCTACTAGTGGCTCTACACTTACTATTAACCCGTTCCCAGTGGGCGACTCTGGTGAATTAGTTATTCTCGGTAACTTAAGGGTAGAAGGTACTACCACTACTGTTAACTCAACTGAAGTTACTATTAGTGATAAGAATCTGGTACTTGGTGACGATGCTACTAATACATCGGATCTTACCGGTGGTGGTATTCAGATTGGCGATTCTTCTGCATGGGGTAGCACTGCTGCTCCGTCCTTAGAATGGTATGATCCTGATTCTGAATTCCAAATTAATAGAGATCTTCATATTACTGGATCTTCCGGATCCAATGGTGGTATTAGCGCTGACTCAGCAGACTTTGGCAAGCTGAACGTAACTGGTCCGACCACGTTAGACAGTACTCAGATCGATTCTGCTAATATCACGAACCTCTTTGTTGACTCAGCACACATCAATACCGCTGATATCGACTCTGCGTATATCGATTCTGCTTACGTTGGAAATCTATTTGCTGATTCCGCCCATATCAATTTTGCTGATATTGACTCTGCATACATCGACTCAGCACGAATCACTAGATTCTATCTCGATTCTGGTACGATTGATTCTGCTCAGATTAACAAATTATCTGCTACTAATGCGTCGTTTACAAATATTAATGGTGTAGATTCGGCACACTTTACTACGCTGACCGGCGACTCTGCAACATTTGATATCTTAAGAATTACCGATTCTGTCGGTCTTAAGACGATGTTTGACTCAACTGATTTTATCTTTATTGATGCTCCTAATGCTCCACAAGTTGCTCTCAAGGCAGAAGCCATTGAAGACTTTGTTGGGGCAATGGTTGATAGCACCACAAGTATTCAGAACTTCATTCATGTAAGATATGATGATTCCGGCGGAGCAATCGACTTTACTGTACCACTGGCCGGTACAGTTAGTTCCTCTGGCGCAACGGCTGAACTTAGGTTCGATAGTGCAGATGAGCATCCAGATACATCCTTAATTGCTAATGGCGCAGGTCTTGCTAAGTTCAACGATAGTGACTTTAGAGTTACAGTAAGCACAGGATATGTTGAAATTAATCAGGTAGACGGCGGTACTTTCTAGTATAAATAAATGAAAGTGGCGAAAACTATATAGCTTCGCCACTATAAAATATAAAAATTTAGACTATATAGTCGTATGGAAAACCTGGAGATGTAATGTCAGCTTCTACTATTAAGCTGCGCCGTAGTTCGGTCGCAGGTAATAAACCTACAGCTAGTCAGCTTGCGCTGGGTGAGGTTGCCGTCAATACACATGACGGCAAGATGTTCTTCAAGAGAGATAAAAATGGCGAACTTTCTATTGTGGAACTTGGCGGTTCAGCAGTAGCAGAAAACGTCTTTTATGTTTCTAAGAGCGGTGATGATAGTAACGATGGTACAAGCTTAGATAGGGCATTCCTTACGATTGATAAGGCATTAGAAATGGCGGCACAAAGACGTGCCGATGCTGGATTGGATTCTGATGGTGCGGAAGAATCTATTATTGAAGAAAAGACAATACGTGATCTTCAATACTACATTGATGGTGCAAAATATGACATTGCATTAGGTTCTAAATTTAATCAAGTATTCCAAGGTAGAGCAGGATCTTACACTAAGGGTATAGCAGAAGTTTTAACCAGTCTAGAATGGATGAAAGCTAAGTTTGCAAACTCAAACACAAGCTTGTTTCTGTCTACTGGGGATTCTGCTCCTATTGGACCTTTTATTGTAAGAAAAACTGGTAACATTCCAGCTAAAAATAGATCTGATGATTATTGGGATGAACTAGTTGATATCATTCAAAATGGTAGAGACAATGCGGATGCATTAGACTCTGCAGCATATCCTAATACATACTTGGCTACAAGGTCTTATTATGGTAATGCTACAATTGAAGATGATGCAACAAACTCTAGAGACCTTTTGTTAGCTAATAAATTATTCTTGGCTGAAGAAGTTGGTCAGTATATCGAAAAGCAGATGGTTGAAGCTCCTATATGGTACAACTTCAACTATAATGAAGCAAAGTGTAACAGAGACACTAAGTTTCTGGTAGATGCTGTAAGGTACGATTTCCTATTTGGTACTAACTATAGATCAGTAGCTTCAGGTAAGAGATATTACAGTGGTGCAGCAAGTACGGTTATTAATGACCAGAAACCACAGACCGTAGGAGCGCTTAGAGAAGCAAAAGAATTCACTCTCAATACTATCACTAACGACTCCGTAGATAGTGAAGCTGGATTACTCTGGGACGAGATTATTCAGATCATTGACAGTGGAACGAGTGCAGCAGATGCATACCAGTATACTACCCTTCTCGGAGGAACTGCTCCATGGCCTACAGGGCGTGATAGCAACTTCGGATATGCTGGTGATCAAATCTTAGAAAACAAAGGGTTTATTCAAGACGAAATCATCGCTTGGATTAACAAACAAGTCACAGAACAGAATGCTCCGTTCTCTTCTAGCTTTGCCTACAATGACTCCCTATGTGCCAGAGACGTAGGCCTAATCATTGATGCAGTTCTCTATGACCTACAGTATGGAGGCAACTTACAATCTTACGACGCTGCGCTTGCATACTATGTGGACGGTGTTGCACAGTATGGTAATGGTGAACAGGAAGAGACAATTGCGGCTTTGAACAGATTAAAAACTGTACTAGGTCAGATTGCTAAAGAAGAAACAGTTGTTCAGTCTGATAGTGATGGA